ACTCGTTCGTACCACCACGATGCAATGGCACGATGTGATCTGTCTCAAGATCAGCAACACCACCACAGTGAGCACAGCACATATGCACAGCCTTATGCTCACGTGCTATGCGTGTCCATGTACCACCACGTGAACGCGATGTGTGCGCATAGTTGAATGTCTTGCCTAGATCGGCTTTGTACTTCCATCTAGCCATGTTCGCACCTCTTCCATGAGTCGCGTATCCACCTCTTCCCTCCACGCTAATAGCCACTCTTCATCGTCTTGCCTGGCAAGGACAATGGGTAGCCACCCTACACGTGCATCAGTACGCGCTTGCAACATGGCATCCTCAAGGCCAGCGCATCGAGGTGCAACATTGGGCAGACATATGCCATCGTCCATGACTTGCATCAACCGGCTTAACCGGCATATCAGCAGGCTTCCACTGCTGATCAGTGGATCGGATTTCAAACGTCCATACACGTACGAATAGCCTGATTTCCTGCGCTTTACTTCAACGTGTATCTGCCAGCTGCATTGTGCTTCAATGTCGGCTTTGCCTTTGCCATAGCGCTGGGCAGTACGTTCCCACTTAAATGGGAACAACTTCTCCAGCGCACGGCAAGCGTCGAGCTCGCCGTTCTTGCCCTTCATGCGGGAATTGGTCATGCTCCGTCATCTTCCGCTTGTTCGACTTCCTGATCCGTGACACAACGAGGCGTATTGGGCCCGTATTCCTCGATAGTGTCACGCTGATGGCGCGTGTCTTCGGTTGTCCCATTCTGCCCAGTGGATCGGATGGTTCGTGGCGTTGTGTAAATCGACTCCATGCGAGCAATGCGTAGGCGTAGCGCTTGGATCACAAGCACTTGCTGGAGAATTTGGTCTTCGAGGCTCTGTGGCTGTGTCATGCGACTCCCTGCAATCGATGTAAGACAACCTTGGCGACGTCACGTGCGCCTGCCAGGTTCTCGGTGTGGAACTTCAGTGTGCTGTACGCGTCATTGCCGCTGCGGGCCCAGTGCTCCAAGAGGAGCCGCCAGGCGCCGAGCGCGTCGCGGTCGCTGAGACCGTGCGAGATGAGTACGCGCCGGCATACCGAACAGTGGCTCTTGATGTCCGCTCTCGGGTCTCTTTGCTTGATCCGGTTTGCTATGTCATCTTGAACCTCCCACCCGTTGAACGCGGTAGCGTTTCCCTGGTTAGGTGGACTAGTTAAATGGACTAGTTCCGATCCCTGCGTCATCTTGACGCCGCTAGATGCATCATCTTGATGCTTCTCCTGCGTCATCTTGATGCTTCGTGATGCATCAACTTGAGGCATCTCCTCGCCTGTCAGGTTGATCCGATAGACGAGCGCCTTGCCTCGGCTACTCGTTGTGAGTACGCCACTTACGCGCAGTTGCTCCAGGGCGCGTTGGCAAGTCGAACGGCTAATGCCGCACTTCGCTGCCAGCACCGCCTGGCGAGGGTAGGCAATGCGTCCGTAGTCAAGAATCGCCAACAGCACCAATTTTTGGATGCCGTCGAGCGCTCCGCAGCGCCAAACTTCCGATGGTTGGGGGTTGGTCAAAACGGCACCTCTTCCTCGACCACCACCTGGACATCAACGATCAAGAAGCCATCCTGCCAGGGCTTGAGCTGCAGCATGATGAGTTTGCCGATGATGTCCGCATCCACCGCCGAGAACGAGGTGAACCACTCGACGCCGTTGGCTTCAAGACCTACGCGCCAGTATTCCTTTCCCGACTTTGCCGTCTTTGGATCAACTCCGACACAAATGCCGCGTACTTGGAGCCGGTCGCCTTTAGGCGCTGATTTAGGCGCGGACTTTTCCGCTCGCCACGCTAGATCGGCTTCAGAGAGCTTCGAGCCCTTGATTGGGGAAGGAAGTGCCTTTCGAGGCGCGGGCGCGTCCTGAGGCATCCTAGACGCCTCCTCGGGCATTTCCTCGGCGATGCTGCCCTCGTAGTCGAGCGCGGCAAACGCCCAACCCATCACGCCCTTAAGCGCCCGACCGGTAGCGCGGGTCTGCGCCATCATCTGCCTGGCGAACTGTGGGCGGGTGTTCCACGGTCGCTCGTCGTCAAAGACCGAGCCGATGCCCGATCCCACGATGACGCCATTCAACAAGACCGTGCAGGTCGCTTCCCAGTAGCCGGCGACGCTTTCCGTCGGTTCGACGTGCCGGAGACTAGCAGTGCCACTGGTGTAGCCGAGCGACGAGGCGATCGCCTGGGCGCCCTGCACGGTCAAGTAGTTGCGACCCTGGATGACTTGGGTGTACTTGGCGCGGACGATGGGCCCGACAATCCTGCACACTTCCTCGTTGCGCTTGACAATCGCGCCAGGGTTGATCTCGTTGGTGGTGAGTTCGTTCACTTGCGCACCTCCGGCTTGCAAGCCTCATGGCTTGGATCCAGCAGCAGCAACATAAACACCCCCATTGCGAAACACCCCGACAAAACTAGCAGTAGATCCAACATTGAATGCTCCTCTCAAAGCATTGCGCTGGCGACGCTCGGAGCCATCGTGGCTCCCGTTAGCGCTTCCATACGCGTGCTCTGAGTCTATCGACCAGTTTGGAACTTCGCAACAGAATTGTGGATACCCACCCTGGCGTTGCCTTGTTCATGGCGGCTTTACGCCGAGCGCACCCGCCGCAAGTCTTTATACCCGCAGCATTTGTTGCCGCCGCTACTACGTCGCCCATGCCAGGCCGTCTGGGAACGATGGGTTGCTCGACAGCCGCCGGTTCACCAAACATGATCGGCGGGTCGATGTAGTTCCCGTTTCGGGTTTCCCGTTCTTGGCAAGTCGAACACTTGGTGGCGTCGAGGTTCTTGATGCAGAACGGTGACGTACCGGCCACCCGCCAAGACTTGCAGTCCATGATGGGGAGCGATACTCCGGAGATGGTGATTGTGCCAAGTTTCATGATGTAAGACCTATCACCGTTCCATCAGATTTGCAGTAGACGTTTGGGTCTTGGAATGAACGCAAACATGGTTGCGGTAAGGGGTAATCAATTTCCCACTCGTTGCAATCCACGGGTTGACCCGGACAGCAAGGCGCTGGCTCGTACACGAACGGGTAGGCGTAACAGCCGGTGCGTGGATCAGGCATGGCTGCGCATAGCGAGTCCCACCCGTAAACAAGCACGATAGTGCTGCCACCAATGTTTACTGTGATGTCTTCAAGCGGCCAACCGGCCCGAGATTCGCAATCTGTCGCATTTTGATAGGAGCCAATATCGACGCATATTGGAATAGTTCCGTTCCCGTATTCCTGAATGCGCTTCATGGTGTATCGCTCACCGAACGCGTATTCGGGGAAAGACAAGCACTGGAGCACGTAGTTGTTCGGAACAGCGCTGGTAGCTGATATGGCCGCGTTGCAAGTGTTGGCGCTTGTCTTACGCCAGGCGTAATCCACAATCAACGTCTGAGCAGCGCAAGCGTAGTACCGCAATGCAGATGCCCGAAGAGTGACTGTGATCGTGGTATTGGAATCCGTAAACGCGACACGGTCAACGGTCAAAGTATCGCCGACCGCAAAGCCCGGACGATCGTTTGGCGTTTGCCAATCGCACTTTACGCACGATTGCCGGTTACCAAACCAGAAATACGCAGACCAAGGCGCAATGCCTGAAGCCGACACTAGACCACCGATACGCGTATTGATCCGTTCAGCGATGTGGGCGGCATTGCCTGAAAAGATGACAACGTCGAGGCCGCACACGCTTAATTTAGGCGCGCCCAGCGTCCCCCATCCTGTCGCCACCGTGTTCGCCTGGTCAATGTGAACAAGGCCGGAGGAGCCAAGAAACAACGCGTTGAGCGCCGCTTGTGCGCCTTGACCCTCAGGGTCAATGTCAGGAGCCGCACACGCCGAAAACTTAATTGTCATGATGTCTTCATCATGAGTTGCGCATCCAGTCGAGTTGATTGAGTAACAAGTTTTAACGTCGTACGTCTCAAAGCGGTCAAGTTCTGTATCGCAGAAATCAGGATCCTGAGCGCAGTTCCCTGTCGTGTTGCCGCAGCAATCCCCTTCAGGGTCGCAGTCAGGACACTCCATGTACTTTCGAAAACTTTTTGTGACCTGGTTCGGGCAGGCCGTAATGTCATCAAGCACTCTGCAGAAACTCATCTCCTGCGACATTGCGACGCTAAGCGTATCGATCGTTACTGCGGGCCCGTGACCGCATCGAACATCCCACGGAACGCCGTACTTTTCGATGCAAGTCGAGGCATTGCTAGCGATCGTGACGCCCTTACCTTTGACGGTACCGGCTTGATCCTTGAAGTCGTAGCACTCGGCCACCATCTCCTCGCATGGCAGATTTGTGTTGTTGGCAATCGCGGGGCCATATTCAGGTATTTGAATGTTGGCAATGCCACCAGGGTTGCCCTGCTGTTGTGGATCCCCGTAGCAACATGGGTTTGCGCCGGCTACGCGGTTCTTTACCTTGACCAATTTGCCGACGTTCACTGGCCAAGTCGACAACGGATTTGGACAAGGAATGGTTTCGAATCCGGTCAGGATGTACATACAGCAATCGTGGCTCACGAAGTAGCACTTGTTTGCCAGGTCTGGCGGCGATGGTATGCCAATCGACAAGAGGTAGCGTGGGCAAAACTCAATGCGTGCGGGCGCTTGGGTGCAGTCAGGTGTGCAACAGTAATCCTCAAAGTACGTCTCACACTTGAGCGCGTACCAAAGGAGTCCGTCCTGGCAACAGCAAGACCGCCGTCGGCTCATTTGCTGCCCTTACTGCGGCACCAAAAATATCCTGCCAAGGCACCAATTAAGCCCAAAGTGGTGGCGAAGAAAATTGATCCTAAGAACGATTCAGCGCTTGCGAGGTTGAGCATTGGAAGCCTTTGTTGAAATGCGGGTGCGGCGGAAGGTTGAGCCAACGCTGCACCCGGCGGCGAAGGTGAGAATTACAAGTCCTAAGAGCCATGTCGTATATTGGGCTGTCGTAAGCATCAGCGGCCTCGTGGTATGTAGGTGTAGATAAGTGCTCCGATCACAGCGGCCACCACTGCGATTGATACATACTGGAGCGTCGAGTAAATCGCCGGAACATCATCAGAGACGTACGGGATCCGTGCCGAGATCTCCGCGGCAAGCGCCTCGATGCGCTCGAGCTCCGCGTTTGCTTTCGCCAGGTGCGAGCGTGCCGACGTCGCCGCCTCTCGCGAAGTGTTGGCACTTTGCGAGATCGCCGCCGTGCTCGATGCACAGCCGGTGAGCAGCAGGACGATGAGGGCGAGGTAGATCATGGCATTAACAATTTGACTTATACCCAAGCAAGTAATCTATTCAGAATGCCAGTAGTGATTACGGCGTAACCGTTGTTTGGAATAGATGAATCACTAAGACCCGTAAATGTTGTTGGGCTGTAGGTTGGAGATGTGTTTACTAAAGGATCAGCACGAAGGTGCGCCCCGTATAACGTATTGTCAGGCAAAACTTGATACAGGTTTCTTGATTTCATTTGTGCAGCAGTTAGCACAGATTCAATATCTACATAAGTCACATTTTTGGCGTCATTCGGACTTTCTGTTGCCCACGCCGCTGCCGCTTCTGAAGTTACAGGTCGCACAGTTGCCCAAGATCCTGCGCCCGGATCACCAGCTACGATTGGATGTGTTACAGACATAACAAACGCCAAGTCTTGTGCGGGGTAACCAAGCACGGTCACCCATACGTTGTAGACAGCATCACGAATTATGGCTGCGTTTGTTGTCCAACTACTTCCGGATTCTTCGCCATTGATTCCAGAGTTATGCCACCATACAACCCGACCAGATCCTCCAGCCGCAATTTGTCGTTCTCGAAGTTCTTTCAAGTAAGCCTCAAGGTATTTAGGCATATTGACAAGTGTTGCCCCAAGTAATTGTGTTGATGCTCCACCAAAATAATTTAAGACACTTACACAGAATCCTTTGTAAGCAGTACGAATTACTGAATGGTAAAAGATTGCAACCGGACCAGTAGCCACATAGGCGGCATCGCCGCTGTTGAATCCATCCCACCCGCACTTCATTTGGTCTGGTACGCCAGAAGTTGTACTTGAAGTAAATGGAAGTGTGGCTGTTGCGTAACCAATTCCTCCACTTGTTACAAAATCTCCGCTTCCAGCAACTAGTGTGTTGGTTCCCTTCATTGCACGAAGACGGAACTTTCCACCTGTTGTAGCGAACTTGCCATAAACGACACGGTATTGGAGTGCAATTCCCGCGGTTCCTGTACCGCTAGCCAATTGACTTCCACCAATTATGCGAACAGAAGGACCGGGCGGGTAGGAAGTGTAACTACTACCAGCAGGAACAAATGCAACGGCATTTGAAAATGAGGCGGGTTTAACAAGGAATTTGGTAATAAGAAATGATGCTGTTGCGCTTGGTGTTCCGGAAAACCACGTATCAATTGTTACAGTCTTTGTAGTACCGTTGTAAGCAGTAATTTTTGCATAGTTTGCTGTGATGTTTGTTCCAACTGCTCCCGAAAGAATTGAAATGATGTTGCCAACATAATCACCATCAGTCGAAGAAGCACCAGTATCAAGTTGCAAAGTTGTTGAGGAAGATGCTCTCGCGGTTTTCTCGCGAACAAAGTAACTGTCGAACAAGGTATTCAACGCAATAGCGTCTGTATCTGCTGCTACTGCAATACGGTTTGATAAAGAGTATTGAAATCCAATATCTTCTGCAATTCTTGATCCCCAACTGTAATCATTCCAAGGCATAAACAAACCGCCAGAGCGAGCATTGCCGCCGTCTTCTGATGCAGATGGGTGAAGCGGAGTTGCGTATACGGGCGCACCAAATGCAGCCATTGCTTTTTGCCAGCCAACACCATATCCACAATTTGCAGATGATCCTGCATTGCTATCGCCAAAGACAATAATGTCAACCGAATCGGTTCCATCAACAGCATCGGACAAAATTTGCCCAGCGCGTCGAGATCCATAAATGCCGGGCACAGATCCACCTGACAACATTGCTTTTCTAAAGAACGATGTAAACATTATGGAATGCTTTCTGCTGTTATGCGTGCGAAGATGGTTGCGATATGTCGGTTCTCGCTGCCGGATGTTGGGTCTGCGTATAGGACGATGGTGCCCCAGGCGTTGGCGTCTACCGTCAGCGTTTGCGCCGCAGTCCAGGACACGGTGGCCGTGCCGCCGCCAGCGCTGACAACTGAGCCAGTGCCTTCGAGTTTGACCGTGCCCACGGTGATGTAGCCCTTGGGTGTGAATCCTGCGTTCGTCCAGTGGAAGTTGGAGCCGTCATCATGAACGTGCATCGAGACGGCGAACACTTCACCTTTGCAGATGACTTGCGGCGGAATGGGAGTTTCGAGCGTTAGGTTTGCCATCAAGTACACCTCAGTGGGTTTGGTCGGTCAAAGTAGGCAAAGACGGCTCCGGAACTATCGTGGCAGACGTGCAGCTCAACCTTGGCGCTTAGTTGTCCGGTCGGCCATTGGGCAGTGCCCGAATCATAGATCGAGCCCACCGGGCCTACGGTCGCTGCTGGCGCGGTTGAAATGTTCATGCCATCAACAAGCGTCGAGGTGTTGTGCCACTCGCGGAGGTTTACTGCGGTGGCATAGGTTCCACTCTTATCGGTTGTTGGGACTGTAATGCCGCCGCCGCCGATTGGAGTAGGGAACCATATCTTGACGGCGTACGTCCATCGGTTCGCCGCGTGAAGCGTTGCAGACTCCAGTGTGACTAATACAGACTTGGTTGGCGCTTTGGCAAACGCTTCCATTTGCGCAAACTTGATACCCGCGGCGTTGGCAGTTGCCACCCGTTGAGTTTGCGCAAACCCGTTCATGGCGAACCTGGTCAGGCCGCCGTACAAGTTCCCGTTGAAGATGGGGTTCTGGAAAGCCATTATGCAATTGCCAGTGGTTTCGGATGAGTCAACGCGGCCAAATCTAACGCCGAGAAAATGGAGGTGAAATCGGAAGTTGTGTTGTACCGTTGTAAGAACACCACTTTGTCGACTTGCAGAATCGGAATACCACCAATGGTGACGCCAGCAGTCAAGACTGGTTCGCCAGTTGGATTTGGAGCGGGAATTTGCTCAAGGTGGTACCAAGCGTCGTACAAAAACGTGTGGCTCATCCGGTAGTAGTTGTCCTCCGGTGCCGTTTGAAATCCTTGATAAACCAGCGTTCCAATTGGGAAGCCAAGAAACGCTACGCTGTTTCGATTGCCAACATAACTGGTGTAAGTACCCCACAATGGTTCAGCAGCTGGACTTGCTGCTGTCAAAGTCCGATCGTATTGGGTCTCAATGGTGACTAGTTGCTGAGGTACGTCGTAGACTTTTGGCTTGCCGTTGGTGTCAACCTTGTCGCCAGCAATGTCCGCACCGCCTGTAAACACAACTGTTCCGTTTGCTGGAAACGTAGGAGCACTGCGATACATGGCCGTCGACCGAACCACGGTGGCGCGGGTGCAAGTGCAATACGCGCCAGTTGAATTGCTTGTTGGATATCCATTGCGAGTGCTCGCTCGGTGCGTGACAATCCACGCGTTCTGCCGTTCTCTTACCGGCTCAATGGTTACTTCACGAATCACCATTGTCTTTAGATACGCGTCGCCAGCATAGATTGAAGATGAAATGCGACTTGGTGGCACGAGAGCATTTGCGCGAATATCTTCCTCAGAAGCCGTGCCAGATGCCGTCATCAAGTACTGAATGGTGACAAACGACTCACCAGGTGTGGGCACTAACGAGTAACTGCGGCTGTTTGCCTTTTCAACAAGCGTAAAACTCGGAGCCATTAGGAGCCACCTTTCAAAGTCCTGTGAATTTGGCGCAAGACTTCCTCGTCGCGCCGCGGGTTGTCGCTCATGCCCTTGGTCGCCTCTTGCCCGGATGTGCCTAGACCTAAACCGAAATTGCCCAATACGTCAGTGATATTTCCCTTGCTAAATTTCTTAGCCGGATCAGCAAATGTCATAATGATTTGGTCAATCGCTTTGTTCATCAGCGTTTCACCAGATTGTTTCATTGATTCAGAAAATGCCATCTGCCCACTGCCCGATGCGCTCACAGCGCTTTGAGTTTGTTCGGTAATGCCTTGGCGTTTAGCGCGTTCAACACCCGCAACATCAAGGCCGTATGCCTTGGCCATTTCAATCTCTTGGTTGATCTTAGCGATCTGCGTTTCCATTACTCCGCGCTGGGCTTCAGGCGAGAACCGCGTAGACATTTGAGCCATCTCAGTCATGCGCCGATCCATAATGCGGAATGCGCCCATGAGCATCTGGAAGCCCTGCTGCGCCATGTTGAACGACGCACCAACAGCAATAGCGCTGGTCTTGCTGTTCAACTTGGCTAACTCGCGATTGGTCGCCGCGACGCCCTTGATGACGCCGGACGGATCGACTTCCGCGCGAATGACCGCTTTCATGCTCTTATCTGCCATACGTCTCCTTCCTCAACCAGGGGATGCAGCGCTGCGGCTTTTGCCCGACAGCATTGCACACCAGGGCCGTAAGCAGCCACTCGCACCGCTCAAGGGTGGTGAGTTCCGACTTGGCAATGAGTCCGCTCATGTTCATGCGTTGCTCTGCGTCTGCGATTCTCCAGAGCCGCCGTTCGGCGGCGTCGTAAAACGTTCCCGGTTGATCTCCTCTAGCAGCGCCGAGCAGATGTCTGCACGGACGTTGGCCATGTCTGCATGGTTGTGCACGAACGGCGTGCCATCGATGCAGGACAGGCACCCGGCCCACCAGTACGAATCCATTGAAGCGCGTGTGTAGTCGGCCATTGTGGGCTCACGCACCATGATGACGCCGACACCTGGCACATCGACGCGCCGCGGCTTCGGTGAAATAGATGAGAGATCAAACGGCATTAACCCTCCTCAAGAGTGATTGACCACATACCAGGGCCCGAACCGTCATCGGTGCGCGTGGCGCTGGTCAAGTGTCCAACAATGGTGTAAGCAAGTGAACCTTTATCGGTGTAAACCAATGTAACCGTCACGGCTTGCGCATCACCAGCAGTTGTAGGGTTCATGTGAGTACGGATGGCCACGTCAAGCGCGGAATCTGCCATGCAGTCAAAAGTAGCGCTACGCTGAATGCGGCCGGGCATTCGCTTTTCTTTGAAATCCACAAGACTTGTCGAATCAAGCGACGAGCGCGAATGACTTACGGTTACGTTCTTTGCAAGGTAATTCGTGGCCCCGCCGGCCTGAAAATTGAGCGTAAACGTTCCGCCGTATCCGGGAGTGATTGCCATTAGGTGGTCTCCTGTACAAGTAGTTCGAGTTGAATAGTCCCGATGCGCTCCGCATCGGTCTTGCCGTCATCGATTGATTCGGTGCTCATCGTCACGCTGAACGCGGATAGCACGATGACGCAGTTGTATTCGGCATTGGTAATTGGGGTATCAAACTCAGCGCGTATATCGTCAATGAGTGCAAGGCATTCATCGATCGTGTCCGCAATCGCTTGGATTTGAACCGTCATCGTCCAGTGGCATTCGATCGGTATTCCCGAGGTCGCCATATCCACCGCTGCGCTGGTGATTTCGTAAACGTAACACGGCGTTGCAACACCAGCCTGGCGAACACCCGAAAACGCAGGAGTGCTTGCAGTAGTAACAGCCTCTTGGATAGCGCGTTGGATATTACTTAGGGACACTGGTATTCCCCATTCCGAGGATCTTGCGAGCCTCAATCAGAATCTCGGAACTGATCGCTTGCATGATCCTGGCTACGTTCGCCTTACCCCACATCTCACCGTAGTGGTTGCCTGGGATCTTGCGGCCGGAGTTCTTGTGCATAAACCCGTTCTCTTTCCACGGGTAGACGAACTGCTTGTTACGAGCGCGCGCGCCGCCCTTTTTGCCAAGTTGCACGCCGAGCTCGGCGCGGATAGCCGAGCCTGGCCCGCCCATTCGCTTGGGTGAATTCACCTTAGTAGCGGATGCAATCCCCTTGCGGTGGATTTTCTTGCCGCCGCGAATGTAGGGCGCGTTTAGCAATGTGGCTTTTAAGTTGGCAACGAACGGCTTGAAACCCTTGCGGATTGCCTTTTTGCGCACGGCTTCGTTAAGAGCCGGCGAAAGACGCGCAAGTGTCTGCGTGACTTCCTTGGTATCGATGGTGATCTTCACGGGGTTCATTCCGTCACCTCCACCGCATTGATCTCTAAGCGCCGGCGCTTCTGATCCCTGTCCCAGCAGCCCTTGATGAAGAACGTGCGCGTTACGCCGTTATCCACGAGCAGCAGCCTGGAGCGGGTAGTCACCGACGGGTGGAAAGCAGCGAGGATGCGCCAATCAGTTCGCACGCTCGAACCGCCGTCATCCATTGTCTCTTCCGTGTTGGCGTTCTCAATGTGCACCGGGATGTTGGCAAACGAGAGCCAAGACTCCGAAGCCTGTCCAAACGCGTCAAGCGTGGCTACTGGATTCTGCGCCGTCATGACGAGGCGCATCATGCCGGATGGAACGTGCCCGGCCATCAGCCGATACCCTTGCTCATCATGCCGGTGATCCGATCCCAGTACGTCGAGTCCAGGGCAACCGTGTCATCCCCGCGGCTTGCGACGTGGTGCGCGACGCGCTGGAGAAGCGCCATCTCGAGCAGCGGGTTGAGCGCTGCGTTCCCGGCCGTCACGGTCAGGGTGACCGGGTATGTCAGGTTGTCGATTTCCATATCGACGTAGATTAGGCCATTGATTTGGATCTTGGAGCACGTGCCGGTGAGCGGCACCGTCGTGCTATCGCTGTAGACGGCCGTAGTGCCCGCCAGGTCGCCTTGGCGCTCCAAACGGAGGTACAGACCGCCGTAGATCGTCAAGGGCGCTGAGGGCACCCACTGCGTCCTGGTGACACTTTCCACGCACCATCCGGTGCGCTCTTCTAGTTCGCGTACGGCGGCAGACCAAGCAATGCCAATAGCCGGGTCATCCTCCGTGTGAGGAATGCGGGCCCAACTTCTGAACTTTGCTAGGTCTAGAGCCATTGTTCCTCGCTAAGGGGGGGTGGAGCCGAAGCCCCACCCACCCAAAGGATGAGAGGATCAGAATTACGAACCGGCGTTCGTCACTTGCAACTGCACCAGCGCATTGACGCGGGTGAAGTTGGAGTTGGCAAACATCATGCCCTGGTAACGGATACGGCCAGTACCGCTCAGGCTGTACTCGTCGCGGGTCACTGACATCGTTCCCCATTCGCGCATGGCGAATGATTCACTGATGTTGCCCAACACTACGAGGCAGTTTTTGCCAGTGGTGTTGGTAGTGATTTGCGCCGGCATGTACTCGGTCACGTAGACGGGCAAGCCCATCAAGGTGAACGGAGCAGCATTCGTGATGCCAGCGTCTGCGCTTGGAACGAAGAGCGGGACATTGTTGACAACGATTCCGGCGATCACTGCGTAGACATCTTGCGGGATGATCCATGCGGATGATCCCCAGTATGCCGCTGGCAGCTTGTTGTAACGCATTTCGGTCAACTTAGCCAACCATCCAGCAGTGGTGACGCCACCGATAGATGCTGTACGGATGTTGCCAGCACCTGATGTCGCGGTTGCCGTTGTGATGTTGATGCCGGTTGTGGAGTTAACGGTAAAGATTCCCGTTGGCGAGTTGGTGCCAGTACCACCGATGTAGCCCCACTCAAGGTTCTTCGACAACTGAACCTGCAAGTGCGAGATCACTTCCTGTTCCACGGGGAATCCAGGGTCAGACTGTGCAATGAGTTGATGCGACACTTCGGTCTTTGGCAAGCAAAGAACCGGAGCAAGCGCCACTTCGGTGAACAGAGGATCAGAATTGGTTGCAGCAACGGTAGCGGAGTCCGCCTGTGTCCATGCAGCCGTGTAATCAGCGGTCTTCAGGGTGCTGTAGCGCAGCGCCTGGTAGCCCTGAACTCCTGTCCGCAGGTCGCCTAACCCGCGAATTACGGATTGAGCCGATAGGTATTTTAGGACGGCGTCTTGGTACAGCTTCGGGATCAAAATCGAGCTCGAAGCGGTCGTGATGAGTTCACGCTGTTCCGGGATTGCACCAGTGCGCATGTAGTTTGCGAACTGCATCTCGTACTTCTTGGAATCGCGATACTCGAGCGAGCGCTCTTCGGTCTTCTTGACCATGTTCTCAACAGCGCTCGATGACGCGAAACGCTCGCGCAGTTGCGCGGAACGGATCTCGG